TCAGCCATGATAAACGCTCCTTGCAGACGGGCCCGGCCCGAAGACATCCGACAGTTGCGCGACCGCGATCTCGACCCCGCCCGGGGCGAGCGCCGCCTGTTGCACGGCGCCGTTCAGCGCCCAGAACGGCTCGCGCACCACCTCGCGGGCGATCTCGCGCCCGCCCTGCGCGGCGGTGACGAGATAGCGCTCGACGCTCTCGCCCAGCGGCACGTCGTACCCGTCCCAGCCGTCGCCGCCGATCCGGGTGCGCCGCACCCACGCGGCCCGGCCGTCGCGGACGCGCAGATGACAGGGCGAGAGCGGCCTGAGGCCGATCCCGGCAAAGGCCTCGTCGCGCTGGCGATAGGCGGGATCGTCCGGCGACCGGCTCGCCGGCCCGATGCGCCAGTGCCGCAACTGGCCGCGCGCGTCGGGTGGCAGCTCGACCTGCCGCGCCGCGCCGTCGAGCAGCACGACCACGCTGCCCGCCGGCCAGACCGCCGGCGCCACCGCGTCCGTCCCGGCCTGCCCGCGCAGCCGGCCGGCGATCTCCCACTCTCCCGGCGCGACGAGCGTCGCGGTGGTGAACTGCATCACCTCCCAGTTGCCGGCCGAGCCGTCGCCGATCGCCATGACGTTGGCCCCCGCCAGCAGCGCCTCGGGCGTGACCGAGCGCAGGTTGCCGCCCTTGACCCGCACCCTGAGCGGCGCGCCCCGGTCCAGCACCCCCGGCCGCGCCGCCGCCAGCGGCGCCAGTGTCACCCCCATGACCGAGCGGCGGCTGAGGATCACGTTCGGCGCATAGCCGCCCGCCTCATCCACCGCGCACCACGCCCGCACCGCCCCCGGCCAGGGGGTCGCCGTCGCCGCCAGATGCGGCGCGTGCGGCGCCTCGGTGCCGCGCAGCAGCGGCAGGTCCAGGAACACCGGCCAGACCGGCCCCGCGGGGACGTGCCGTGCCACCCGCGGCCCCTCGAGCGGCTGCGGCGCCGGGCGATAGACCCCCGGCTCGATCCGCACCGCATCGACGATCGTCGCCCCCGCCCGCTCGACCCGGTCGATGCGCCAGCGGGTGGCGTCGTCGCCCAGCGCCACCACGTCCCCCGGCCCGAGATGCGCGCGCGAGGGCGGCAGCGCGAACCGCGCCACCTCCTGCGCGACCCGCGCCTCGGCGAGCCAGCCGGCCGCCACCGCGTGCCCCTCGCCCCGCGTCAGGGCCATCGGCACGTCGCTGTCCGACACCGCGATGGCCGCCGCATCGGGCAGCACCGCCTCGGCGGTGCGGATCGCGTGATCGGCGCCCGTCTCGACATGGCTCAGCCGCACCCGGCCGACCAGCTCGGCCGCCGGCGCCCGGGTGACCTCCAGCCCCGGCGCCTCCTCGACCACCGCCAGTTCCTCAAGCGGCACCGTCCCGTCCAGCCGCCCGTCGCGCATGACGAAGCGCAGCGCGCCCTCCCGCTCGACCGCATCGAACCCGTGCGTGAGCATCAGCGGCTGCAGCGCCGCCCGCGCGCTCTCGGTCCCGCTGACCGCATAGCCGCGCACGATGCCCCACAGGCCGCTCACGTCCACGCCGTCGAGCCCCGAGCGGCGGCAGATGTCGGCCACCACGTCGCCCAGCGGCAGCGCCGTGGCGCGGCCGTTCAGCCAGTGCCCGCGCTCCCATGCCGGGCCGTCCGACCACAGGTCGTCGCGCCCCGGAAACGCCGGATAGGGCCGCGCATCCCACGCCCAGACATGGGCGCGCGACAACTCGACCATCCGCCCCTTGCCGTCGGCGCGCAGCGGGTTGTTGCCCGGATCGCCCCAGTAGGACGTCACCGCCTCGACATAGGCCGCCTGGATCGAATCGTCGCGCCGCCCGTCCGAATGCCACGGCAGCATCGACTCGCTGCTCATCGCATCCAGGAACTTGTTGGGCTGGTTGGTGGCCTTGTCGAGCGCCGCGCAGCCGTATTCGGTGAACCAGATCGGCTTCGACCCCGGCACCCAGGCGGTCGGCGCGTCCGAGCGCCCGCCCCCCGGGCCGCGGTCATAATGCCAGTTCGACCACCACCCGCGCAGGTCCTTGTAGCGCCAGATCCACGGCTCCCCCTGCCCGTCGGAGATGGGGGTGCGCCGTTGCGCGGTCCGGTCGGCGTCGCTGGCATAATACCAGTCATACCCCTCGCCGCCGCAAACGTTGGCGCGCAGGTAATCGACGTTGTGGACATCCCCCCAGCCGGCATCGAGATGCGTCTCGCCCTCGCGCCAGTCCGACAGCGGCATGTAGTTGTCGATGCCGACGAAGTCGATGTTGGCATCCCCCCACAGGGGGTCGAGGTGGAACACCGCCTCGTCCCCGCCCGGGTGATGGCCGAAATACTCGCTCCAGTCCGCCGCATAGCCGAGCTTCACCCCGGGCCCGAGGATGCCGCGCACGTCCGCCGCCAACTGCCGCAGCGCCGCGACGGCCGGATAGCGGTGCACCGCCCCGCGGATCTGCGTCAGCCCGATCATTTCCGAGCCGATCAGAAAGGCTTCGATCCCGCCGGCCAGCGCACAGAGATGCGCATAATGCAGGATGAAGCGCCGATAGGACCACTCGTCCGGCCCGCCATAGACGACCCGCCCGCCCTCGACCCGGAAATCTCCGGGCGCCGCGGTGCCGAAGAACGCCGCCACCTCGGCGTCCGCCGCCGTCGTCCCGTCGGGCGAGCCGTCCCGGCCGGCGGCCACCGAGCTGGTGATCCGCCCCCGCCACGGCATCACCGGCTGGTCGGCCGCGCCGCTCCACGGATCGGGGCGCCCGTTGCCCGGCAGTTGCTCCATCAGGATGAACGGATAGAACACCGCGGCCTTCCCCGCCGCGCGTACCGCCCGGATCGCCTGCACGACGGACTCGTCCGCGGGCGTGCCGCCATAGATCGACCGCCCGTCCCGGCGCGCGATCTCGCCCGCCGCCGCCCGCCCGATCCCGCCCGCGCGCCAGGCCATCCCGGCGCCGTCCTGCTCGGTCTGCTCGACCTTGGGCCGCACCGTGCAGTGGTTCACCCGCAGATCGTCGCCGAACCACGACACCACCACCGACACCGACCCCACCCGCGGCAACTCGCGCCCCAGCGTGGCCAGCGAGACCTCGAAATCCGTCCCTCCCATCGGCGTGTTGCGGTTGAGGATGCGCGTCTCGCCCAGCCCCAGATCGACCGAGACCTCCTCGGTCGCCAGCGCATACTCGCCCGTCCCGGGGATCAGCGCGACGGCCTGCACGTTCTCGGCCAGCGACGCCGCGCCACTCACCCCGCGCGTAACCTCGAACGAGAGCTGCGGCACCCGGTTCCCCCACCGCTCCAGCGCCAGCTCTTCGAGCACGACATAGGCAATCCCGCGATAGGCCGGCGCCGCCTCGCCGTCATGCGCGGCGATCGCCGGGTCGGGCAGCTGCGTCTCGCTGCCCGGATAGACGCGCAGGTTCAGCTCGCCCGCGGCGATCTCCTCGCCGTCCGCCCATATGCGGCCGACCGACAGGATCGGCCCCTCGCACAGCGCGATGGCAAGGCTCACCCGATAGGTCAGCTCGGTCACGCTCGGACCGCTGCCGCCCTTGCCGCCGACCTCCTCGGTGCGGCTGATCTCGGTCACGGGCGAGGCCCAGATGACGTGCCCCGGCACCCGCATCTGCCCCCAGATGCGCGGGATCGGCGTCCCCTCGCCCGCGGTCTGCAGCCGCAGCCGGTCCACGCGGCCGGTCTCGACCGGCTTCGCGCCCGCGCCCATCAGCCGCTGGTCGATGACCCGGCCGATGGTCGCGCCGACGGCCCGGCCGATCACCGCGCCGGTCAGCCCCAGCATGGTGCCGCCGAAGCCCGCCCCGACCGAGGCGCCCGCCGCCGCGAGAAGTATCGTCGCCATCGCCTTCCTCCTTGAACTCGTCCCGTCCTGCGGCCCCGCCCTGCCGCCCGGCGAGCGGCGTCAGCCCGCCTCGGGCCAGCGGAACCGCGCCGCGATCCGCGCGGCCCAGGGCCCCGAGAGCGGGCTTTCCACCACTCCGTGCCGCTCATAGGCATGGATGAACCGCGCCCCGCCCGGCGCGCTATCCAGCGCCGCCCGGATGCCCAGATGCTTGGCAATCGCCCCGCCCCGCATCCGGAACAGCAGCACCTCGCCCACCTCGGCGGGCGCGCCCTCGGCCACGGGGATCAGGTGCCGCAGCGCCGCCTGCCACAAAAGCTCCGCGTCCCCCACCTCGCCCCAGTCGGCGCTGTAGGCCGGCGGCCGCTCCGGCTCGGCGCCGTAGAGCGCCCGCCACACCCCCCGCACCAGCCCCAGGCAGTCGCTGCCCGCGCCCTGCGCCGAGGCCTGGTGCACATAGGGCGTCCCCAGCCACAGCCGCGCCGCCGCCACCGCCCGCGCGCCCGCGCCGCTCACCGCCCGCCCCCATGCGCCTGCGGCGAGATCAACCAGTCCTCGGGCGGCAGATGCGGAAAACCGCGGAAGTTGAGGAAGTTGAGGAACTTCATCCGGCAGGTCTCGGCCCGCTTGTCGCAGCCCGCGATCAGCCGCACCCGGTCGCCCACCGCCGGCACCGCGCCCGGCGCCGTCCACAGCTCGACCGCCCGCACCCCCGCGGCCGGCATCGCGTCGATCTTGACCCAGCCCTCGAGGCCCTGCGCCGGCCCGTCGAGGAACTCGACCCGCCCGTGCTCGAACCACCCGGCCTCATGCGCCGGCACCTCGGCCAGCGCCAGCCGCGCCCCGCCCTCGGCCAGCGAGGCGATGCGCCCCTCGGCCCGATACCCCTCGCGCGTGGTGTCGAAGCGGCAGGCGCCGTCGCCCAGCCGGGCCGCGCAGCGGGCGTGATAGACCCGCCCCTGCGGACGGTTCAGCGCTTCGGCGAGACCCCGCAGCTCGGCCCGATAGGCACCCTGCGCCAGCGTCACCTCACCGAGGCTCCCGCGGAACACCAGCCGGCGGTTGGCGGGGGCGGTCCAGTCCACCTCCCACAGCCGCACCTCCGCGCCGTCCCAGCGGCCGGCGCCGAGGTCCGCGGCGGTGATCGCGTCATCCGACAGCACCCCCTGCGCCTCGGTGTTGTCCACCGCGAGGCCCAGCCCCTGCACCAGGGCCTGCGCCGTCAGCCCCGCGTCGGGACGAAAGGCAATGCCCTCGAAGCTCAGCCCCGCGTCGTGGTCGGTGAACCCCAGCACCATCCCGTCGGCCCGCGTCACCGCCCAGGCGCGGGCGAGCGTCGTCACCACCTCGGTCATTGCCGCACCTCGACCACCGGCACCTGCGGCACCTCGCCCGCCTCGAACGAGGCGACCGACACCGCGATCCGGTCGGTGTCGAACCGCACCGGCACGTCGAACTCGAACCCCGCCGTCACCGGCGCATCCATCATCGGCGCGACGGCGAGCGTCACCTCGCCGGTCGTCAGATCGACGGTGAAATCCGTGCCCTCGACCAGCTCCACGTCGCCGATGGCCAGCTTCACCGTCCCCGCCACCGGCTTGGCGATCGGCCGGCGATAGCTCGCCTCGCCCGAGCGATAGAGCTTCGACAGCGCGAACCGCACCGTCCGCCCGTCGCCGCGCCCGATCAGCTGATCGCCCGCGCTCACCGCCCAGCTCGGCAGGGCCGAGCTGTAATCCGCCCAGTCCTTCCAGCGGAACCCGTGCAGCTGCCCCGCCCGCGCCTCGAAGAACGCGATCAGCGCCGCCATGTCGTCGAGGCTCTGCAGCCCCACCCCCGCGTCATACCGGCGGCGCGAATGCGCCCACGGAGAGTTCCGCTCCTCGAAGCCGTTGCTCAGCGTGACGATCTCGGTGCGCCGCTCAGGCCCGCCCAGCGACCCGAAGGACAGCTTGGGCGGGAACCGGACCTCGTGAAATGCCATCATGCGTTCCTTTCACCCCGCGCCAGCGCCCGTCCGAGGCTGGCCGCGATCTGCCCCTGGCTGCGCCGGAACCCGGCGACATCGGGGGTCGAGACGTTGAAGGTCACGTTGACCGGCCGCCCGCCCGCGCCGGCGGCGGCGACGCCCAGCCGCCCGTCGGCGCCGCGGCGCAGCGGCATGATCGCCTCGGGCCCGGCCTCGCCCATCAGCCCGGTTGCGCCGCGCATCGGGAAATGCGTGGGCTGGGTCACGATCCCGCCCCGCGCGAACGGCATCACCCTCCCTTGGGTGAACGCCCCGCCCAGCGCGAAGGGCATCGCCCCCGACACGAACCCGCTCACCCCCTGCGCGAGCGCGCCCGCCACCGCCTGCTGCACCGGCCGCATGGCCACGGCGAACACCGTGTCAGCCATGTTCCGCGCGATCCCCTTGAGCGCGTCCGACAGCTTCATCCCGTCGAACACCACCCCCTCGAAGGCCCGCCGCAGCCCGCCGCCGAAGCCAGAGGTCAACGTCGTCACCTCGCGCCCGGTCTGCGCCATCACCTGCGACAGCCGCCCCAGTTCGGTCTCGAAGGCGGCGGTGATCCGCCCCGACTGGTCCAGCCGCTCGCCCAGCCGCTCGAACCCGTCGCGCCCTCCGCCGCCTGCCAAGCCGCCGGCCGCAAACCCGTCCTTGTCCGCCATCTGCCTCTCCTCGTGTCAGTCCCGGCGCGCGTCAGCCCCGGCGCGCGTCAGTCCCCGCCCGCGGGCGCATCGGGGAACCGCGCCATCAGCGCCTCCAGCCCGGCGCGGCTCATGCCGCCGCCGCGCCCCGGCTCGATCCCCAGCATCAGCGCCAGCTCGGCCGGGGTCAGATCCCAGAACTCCCGCGGCGCGAGCCCCAGCCCGCCGAGGCTCGCCCGCGTCAGCCCGGCCCGCATCAGCCCGGCCCAGTCGAGTCCCCCCGCGGGGCGGCCCGCCTCAAAGCCAGCCTCCCCGCCCGCCGCCCCGCCGCCCGCCGCCCCGCCATCGCCCTCACGCGGCGCCATGAAACGCCCGCGCCAGCAGCTCGGCCGCGGCCCGCGCCGCGCCCACCGGGCCGCCGCCGATCTCGACCGTCATCAGCGCCTCTGGCCCGCCCTGCCAGCCGCCGCCCCTGAGCCCGGCGACCAGCACCGCCAGCACGTCGCGGCTGGCGAACCGGCCGCTCTCGAACCGCTCGATCAGCCCGATCAGGCTGTCCGCGCCCAGGTCCGCCTCAAGCCCCGCCAGCGCCCCCAGCGTCAGCCGCGCCTTGTGCGGCACGCCGTCCAGCAGCACCGTCACCTCGCCGCGATGGGGGTTGCCCATCACACCGCCGCCACGAAGGTCAGCGCCCCGGCCGAGGCGAGCGACAGCTCATAGGTCGCCTCGCCGTTGTAGCTGCCGGCGTATTCCAGCCCGGTGATCTGGAACGGCCCCTCGACCGTGCCGAACCCCGGCACGACCACCTGGCAGCGCGGCACCTCGCCGTCGAAGAACAGTTGCCGCGCCCGCTCGTCGGTCGCGGCGTCCCGGAACACGCCCGAGCCCGAGATCGAGGCCGAGCGGATCCCCGCCCCGCCCAGCAGCTCGCGCCAGCCTCCGGGGCTCGCGGTCGAGGTCACGTCGATCGTCTCGGCGTTGAAGCCCAGCCGCGTGGCGCGCAGCCCCGCGATGGTCTCGAAACTGCCGGTGCCGGTCATGTCCATCTTGATCAACAGATCGCGTCCGTTCTGCACAGCCATGCTGTGACCCTCCTTCAAGCTGCGTTGAGACCCAGGTCGATGCGGGCCCGGAACGTCATGTCCACGCGCCGCCCGGCCCCGCCGTCCGACCGCCGCGCCCGCGCGGCGACGAACCACAAGCCGGCCAGATGGCCGTGCTCGAGCGTCAGGGCGCCGTCCTCGAGCGCCGCCACGACCGCCGCGGCGGCCGCCTTGACCGGGCCGAAGCCGCCCCCGTCCTCGGACCCCGACAGGACCGAGACGACGAAATCATGCCGCGCGCCCCCGCCGGTCATGTCGCCCGCATCCGCCACGTCCTCGGGGCCGAGCGCCACGTGCGTGCCCGTCGGCGCCGTCACCGGCATCGCGTCGAAGACCGCGTCGCCGACCAACGCCCCCAGTCCCGGGTCGGCGCGCAGCGCCTGATAGACGGCGGCCTGCAATGCCGCCGAAGCCGATAGGCTCATGACAACCTCTCCTCGCGTGCAACACAGTCGAGCCACAGGCCCGCGCCGTCCGCCTCGGCCACCGCCTCGATCGGAAAGACCCGGGCCCCCATCCGGAACCGCTGCCCCGGCCGGGGCCGGCGCGGATCGCCCAGCCGGGCGGCGCGCAGGGTGATGCGCCAGGCCACCACGCTCTCGGCCCCGACCTCGGCCTGCCGCTCGGCCCCCGCCCCGGCACGCATCCGCCCGTAGAGGATGCCGAGCCGCGTCCAGTCCGTGCGATAGCCGCCCATCCCGTCCGCCACCCGCCCCGGCGCCTCAAGGACCAGCGGCACCGTCAGCCGCGGCGCGCTCATGCCCGCCCGCCCCGGCCGGCGAGCGTGCGGACCGCGCGCCAGCGCTCGATCAGCGCCCCCACCCCGTGCGGCAGCGCGAGGTTCTGGCCACCGTCGAAGCCGCGGTCCTCGTAGTAGCGGGCGGCGAGCATCATCACCGCCTGCGCCAGATCGCCCGGCACCCGGTCCCAGCTCGTGCCGAAGCCGGCCTGGAACCGCACCGTGACATGGCCGCCGATCGGCACCATCGGCAGTTCGCCCGCCCCGACCGGGGCGAGGATCGGCCGCTGGCTGTCGGGGATCAGCCGGAACCGCGCGGGCGAAACCGCGACGGTCTCGCCCGCGGCATCCGTCATCTCGACCGCGACCACCGCCAGCGCCGGGGCCAGCGGCAGCGGCTGGCCGGCGGGGTCGCGCCAGTCCTCCAGCCGCAGCCGGAACACCCGCGTCAGCAGCACCTTGCCGGTGCGCGCCTCGACCGTGGCGATGGCTGCGCGCAGGAACCCCGCCAGCGCCGCCTCCTCGGTCTCGTCCTCGATCGGCTCGAACCCCGATCCCAGGCGCAGATGGCGCCTGAGCGCCGCCACCGGCAGCGCCTCCGGCGCCGGCGCCGTTTCCTCGACGAGCAACATTTCCGTAACCTCCGTGCCTCCGCAGCAGCCGTTGATGAAAAGCGGGGTCGCGGCGGCCGCTGATCGGCCGCAGCGCGCGCGGACAGATGGCTTGGCCGGTCCGGCCGACCGCCACCGCGACCCCCTTCGCCGCCCGTCAGGCAGAGAAGTTCAGCACCTTGTAGGCACGCGGATCGACGACGTTCCCGCCCACCCGCTTGGTGGCGTAGAACAGCACGTGCGGCTTGGCCGAGAACGGGTCACGCAGGATGCGCAGGTCGGCGCGCTCGGCGATGGTGTAGGCGCGGCGGAAGTCGCCGAAGGCCACCGACTTCGACCCCCCGCCCAGCGGCGGCATGTCCTCCGAGATCATCACCGGATAGCCGAGCAGCCGCGCCGGCTCACCCGCCGCCAGGCTGTCGGTCCACAGATAGCGCCCGTCGCCGTCGCGCATCTTGCGGATCAGCCCGGCCACCCGGCTGTTCATCAGGAAGGTGGCGTTGGCGCGATAGGGCGCGGCCAGCGCATAGACGAGGTCGATCAGCACGTTCGCCGGCGCCGCGGCGGGGAAGTCGCCCGCCACGCCGGTGTTGATCATGCCCACCTGCATCTCGGTCGCGGTGGCGTTCGGCGCCATCGCCGCGGTCATGATGCCGCGCGGCTTGTCCGACCCGTTGCCGTTGATGAACGCGGTCGCCTCGGCGCGGGCGAACTTCTCGGCGATCCGCTCGGCCAGCCACCCCTCGAGGTCGAACGACGCGTCGTCCAGCAGCCGCTGCGTCGCCTTCGGCATCGCCGCCAGCTCGTGCAGCGGGACCACGATCTTGTCCACCTGCGGGCTGTCGGTCTCGGTGGCCGTGGTCTCGCTGACCCAGGCCCCGCCGATGTCCGACTTGTCAAGCAGCACCTCGTAGCTGCCGCCCTCGACCTGCACCACGTTGGCCAGCGCCCTGAGCGAGCCGGTCGCCCGCAGCGCCGCCTGCACCCCGTCCGAGATCGTCGGCGCGGCCAGATAGCCGCCGTCGGTCGCCACCGCCATCGCCTTTTCCTCGAGCGCAAGCCCGCGCAGCGCGCTGTCGTCGCCGCGCCGCAGATAGGCGGCAAAGGCTTTCTGGTGCGGCGCCTCGGTCTCGGCCGAGTGCGACAGCGGCGAACGGCCGCGCAGCGCGGTCTTGCGGTCCAGCATGGTCATGCGTTTGTCCTGTGCTTGCAGTTTCTCTTCGATGTCAGCGCGAAAGCCCTTGAGTTCGTTGACGAACTCGGCCATCGCCCCGCTCACGCCGTCCGGCGTGCCGCCGGGAACCCCGGCCGCCCGGGCCGTCCTCTCGGTCATTGCCGTCTCTCCTCGTCGTCGTTGCCGCGCGAAAAAGGCGGCCCCCGATCCCGTCGGGGGGCCGCCTGCCGTCCGGCGTCGCGGGTGCGCCCCGCCCGCTGCCGTACCCATCTGCCCAGGGGGCGGGCCGCAGCCGCAGGCCCGGCGCGGGCCACCGCCCCGCCGTCCCGCCGCCCGGCCCGCCCGGGCCTCATGCGTGAAAAAGGGGGCCGCTTACCGCGCCCCGCGCAGCGCCTCGGTCGCGGCCCGCAGCGCCTCGACCAGCGCCGCCGCCTCGTCCGCGGCCGCGCCGGGGTCGTCGGACTTGCCCGCCACCTTGGCCTCGCGCAGCATCGGGAAGGTCACCAGCGACACCTCCCACAGCTCGACCTCGGCCAGCACCCGCCGCCCGGTCTCGTCGCGCTCGGCCCGGACGGTGCGATAGCCGATCGACAGCCCGTCGATCGCCCCCGCCGCCACCAGCGCCGCCGCCTCGCGGGCCCGCGCCACCTCGGGCAGAAGCCGGCCCCTGACCCACAGGCCGCGGCCGTCCTCGCGCACCTCGTCCCAGATCCCGATCGGCTGGCCCGGGTCGTGCTGCCAGAGCATCCGCACCTTGTCGCCCGTGTCCGCGAGCCGCTTGAGGCTCGCCGCATAGGCCCCCGGCGCCACCACGTCGCCGCCCTGGTCGGCGACCCCGAAGAGGCTCGCATAGCCCTCGATGACATGGCCGCCCGCCTCGGTCTCGGTCAGCACCGGCGCGCCACCCGCGAACTTCAGCTCCAGCCCCAGATCGTCCATCCGCATCCCCTCAGCCCCCCTTCGGCGCAAACTGCAAGATCGACTGCACGGCCTGCGTGAGGATCACGGCCACCACGCCGTACACCGTCATCCACAGCCGCCGCTCCAGCCCCTCGATCAGCGCCTCGATCCGCTCGAGCCGCCGGTCCACCTGTCCGAACTGCAAGGCCATGATCCGCTCCTGCGCCTCGAGTTTCTGCTCGTGCCAGATCGAGGGCCGGTCGATGAACTTCGACCCCTCCATCTCAACCCTCCCCCCGCGCCGTCAGCCCCAGCGGCGGCAGCCCCAGCGCCGCCCGCTTCTCGGCGTCGGTCAGGAAGCTCGCCGCCCCCACCCGCGCCCAGTGCTGGTCGCGCTCGGCCGCCAGCGCCGGGATCTGGTCGAGGTCCGGCTTCAGATCGACCTCCTCGCCCAGATGCTCGCTGAGAAACCACCCGAGGCTCGCGGCCACCCGCGTCGCCAGCGGCAGCACCGTCAGCCGGTAGAAGGCCCGGTTGGCCTCGGCATAGTTGGCATAGGTCGCCTCGCCGGGGATGCCGATCAGCATCGGCGGCACCCCGAAGGCCATCGCCACCTCGCGGGCCGCGGCCAGCTTGGTCTCGTGGAACTCCATGTCCGCAGGGCTGAACCCCATCGGCTTCCAGTCGAGCCCACCTTCCAGCAGCATCGGCCGCCCGGCGTTGCGCGCGCCCTGGTGATGCGCCTCCATCTCCTCGACCAGCCGCTCGTACTGCTCGGGCGCCAGCACCCCCTGCCCGTCGCCGCCGCGATAGACAATGGCGCCCGAGGGCCGCGCCGCGTTCTCCAGCAGCGCCCGCGACCACTGGCTCGCCGCGCTGTGCACCTCGATCGCCGTCGCCGCCGCCTGCAGGGGCGAGAGGCCGTAGTGGTCGTCGAGCGGATGGAAGCTGCGGATGTGGCAGATCGGGTCGGGGCTGCCGGTCATGTCGAACCGCACCCGCCGCCCGCCCACCGCGTAGTCATAGCCGATGGGCCAGCCATCCGGCCCCGGCACCACGCTCACCCGGTCCGAGCGCAGCACGTGCAGCTCGCCCGGCAGACCGGAGACGCCGCCGCCGGTGTCGTCCGGCACCGCCTCGACGAAGGCGTTGCCGCTCAGCAGCAGCTGCCCGAACAGCGCCTCGAAGAGCTCGGCCCGCCCCTGGCCTGGGTTGGGCCGGCGCAGCAGGTCGATGACCGGGTGCACCTCATAGCGCCGCCGCGCGTCCTGGCAGACGAGCGGCACCGCCGCCGCCGCCTCGGCGATCAGCTTGACGGCGCGGAAGCCCACCGGGTTGCCGATGAACCCGGCCCGCGTCAGCGTGCCCCCGTCCCGCATCCCGGCCACGGCGCGGGCGACCGCGCCCTGCCACGGCCCCTGCGCCACCACGCCGCCCAGCGGCGCGGCGCTCGACTTCCACTCGGCCGGCGACGCCAGCGCCCCCACCGGCGCCACCGGCACGGCCTCGGCCCCGACGGCGCCGCCGCCGCCGCCGCCGCTGTCCGAGAGCCCCGCCGCTTCCGCCTGCGGCCCGCGCCGCCCGAACCACCGCATCGCCATGCGTGCCTCCTGTCGATGAAAAAAGCCGCCCCCGCCGGGACGGCCCCGCCGCGCTCCCGCGGCCCTGTTTCGCTTGTCTCGCCGGCGCGTGCCGCCCGGGGGCGCTGCCCCCGGACCCCCGGGATATTTGGGTCCAGCCCGAGGGGGGAGGCTCAGCGCACTCTCACAGCCCCCGCACCTGCGGGCGCCGCCACGCCTGCGCAGGCTCGATCATCAGCGCGTGGATCGCCCAGACCAAGGCATCCAGCCGGTCGGGCGAGCCGCGCCCCTCGAAGCCCCTGACCGTCATCCGGCACATCTGGTCCTCGAGCGCGCCGAGGCCGCCGCCCCGCAGGTGCCGGATGCGCCCCTGCTCATAGAGCGCCGCCACCGGCTCGGCCCGCAGGCCCTTTCCGCGCCCGGCCCTGAGGCCGCGGAACGGCACCAGCGGGTCGACCTGCCGGATCACGCTCTCGACCAGATCGCCGCCCTGGTTGACCTCGGCCACCAGCCGCTCCGCCCCATGCCGTTCCATCGCGGCGATGGCGGCCCGCGCCCACTCCGTCGGCCCGCCCCGCACGCTCGCATCCTCAAGCACGACCGCCCGCCAGTCCTGCGGCGGCCCCTCGCACTGGACGCCCGCGACCACGATCCCGCACTCGTCGCTGCCCGCGCCGCCCGTCACCGCCGGGTCGACTGCCACCACGATCCGGTCGAGCTTCGGCGCCGCGTCCACCCGGCAGCCCTCGAGCATCGCCGTCGTCCACAGCGCCCCCTCGACATCGTCGAGCAGCACGCCCTCCAGCTCCTGCCGCCCGAGCCGCGTGCCGGCATAGCGCGCTTGCACCTCGGTCAGGAAGCTCTCGGCCAGATAGGCCCGGTTGGCGTCCGTCGGCGCGTGCGTCACCACCGTCGAGGGGTTGCGGAGGATCGTCTTGAGCACGCTGACGTTGCGCGGCGTGGTCGTGACCACCTGTTGCGGGTTCTCGCCCAGCCGCAGCGCGAACTGCAGCATGTCCCAGGCGTCCTCGGCCTTCTTCCACTTGGCCAGCTCGTCGACCCAGGCCGCGTCGAACTGCGGCCCGCGCAGCGCCTCGGGCTCATGCGCCGAATAGACCGTCGCGGTCGCCCCGTTCGGCCAGACGAGGCGCCGCCGCCCCGCCTCCCACACCGGCCGCCGGTCGGGGGGCGAACAGGCGAGGATGCCCGAGTCCCCCATCACCATCACGTCGCGCCCCTGATCGAAGGTCTCGGCCACCAACGCCACCCGGCGCGCCCGCCCCGGCGCCTCGGGTGTCGCGCCCTCGACTTGCGCGCGCACCCACTCGGACCCGGCGCGGGTCTTGCCCGCGCCGCGCCCGCCCATGATCACCCAGGACTTCCAGTCCCCCTCGGGCGGCAGCTGATGCGGCAGCGCCCAGAACTCGAACAGCCACGGCAGGCTCGCCAGCGCGTTGTCCGAGAGCCCGGCAATGAAGGCATCAACCTCCTCCGGCGCGGCGCAGGCAAGCCAGGCGGCGCCCGATCTCGTCGCGTGCGGCGTCGAGGTCGAGCGTGCCCGGCCCGACGTCTCCGGCAATGTCCTTGCGAAGTTTGTCAACGCGCGTCCTTTCCTCCAGCACGAGCGCGGTCGCCACCCTCAGGTCGCGCACCGCCTTGCCCGTCTTGTCCGCCTGCTCCACCTCACCGCGTCGGATGCCGATCCGCAGCTTGTGCAGCTCCTCGGCGACCTCGCGGAAGATGTCCCCCGCCACGTCGATCGCCACCTCGGGGGCCAGAGGCCCGCCGCTCAACCGTGCGTCCAGTCCCTCGCCCTCACCCCCGGCGACGAACGGTCCTGCGCCGGGCGGCTCGCGCCCGGTGTCGTGCCTCATGTCCAT